TCCGATTGGTTCTTCAGGGAAGAAGACCGAGTTTTGTTGAACGGAGAGAACGAGTCCCTCAATTAGTTGTTGCTTGGATTGTGAAGTGAACTTGAATCCCTTGACTCTTTGGCATACTCGTTGGATTTGCTCCACAATAGGATCACCCACACCTGTTGAGTCAATGAACGCTGGAGTGTTCCCAATCAACCGAATGATTCTATCTTGTGTGATGCCCCAATCCGCTTGGAATCGGTCTACATATGCACATTGATTGTTGGCATCCAATCCAACGATGACGGTATAATCCGAGTATTTTGCAAGGTCAATTCCCCAAGCGACAACCGTACCCCTTGAGACAGGTCGGTAGCATTTGCGAATGTTGTCAATTCCAAAAGGGTTGGTCTTGTCATCCGCTGGTTCTGCGAGATACAACTCATTGAATACATTTTCAGGAAGGTCACGCTTTGCTTGTTCCACCTCCTCAAGTTTAAGAATCCCGGCTTTGACTGCATCGTAAGCGGTTATCTTGAAATAACGATAGTCACTCTCTCCGCTCCTCGCCCTTTCCCCTAACTTGTAGAACCAGTTCTTTTTGCCTTTGACATTCCCAATCAACTTGCACTTGCCTTGTGTGGCAGTTAGTGTTGAACGCATAGCATACCACGACTCCTCACGCATACGACTTGCCTCATCAATGACTGCAGCATACACATCGTCTCCATACAGGTTGTCAGGTTTCTCCCCCGACTTGAACTCAATGCGTGATCCTGTTGGTAAGGTGAGCAGTAACTTGGTCTCGTTGCTTTGGAAGAAGTCACGGTCATTCACTTGTGTCTTCATCCTTCGGAATGCAATCTCCGCTTGTTGGTATACAGGAGCAACCCACCAAACTGATTGTCCATCCTTGCACTTGAGAGCTTGTTCAAACAACCATATGATGTGCGATGCGGTCTTGCCTGTTTTGGTAGACGCTGCCGTTATCGTAAACCTCTCCTCACAATCAAGGATGGCTTGTTGGTAACTGGTGACATATGGTCGCTTGTAGTTTATTTGCATAGTTTATCGTAAACCGACAACCGGGTAAGGTTGTGCAGTTCCAAATTGTGATAGGTGTTGCAATAGTCAAAGTTGCTCCGTCCCATAGATTGTCTCACCGAGTGACCAGCGTGAATCAGTTTTTCAATGGATGCTTTCCAATTGTTTTTGTTGGTGAATATCACTCCATCGTTGGATGTGTGGTACAGGTAAGGGAACACCGCAGAGCATATGATAGGGATGCTATACGCTGCCGCCTCCACAATCTTCAACTCGCTCTTGCATTGATTGAAGTGGTTGTCCTGAAGCGGTGCAAGTACAAAGTCAAAGTGCTTGTAAACCTCTCCATATTCCCACACGCTTGTGCCTTCCACAATCTTGGCTTTTGGAATCAGTTTGACGATGTTGTTCCAATGCTCACTCGGAGTGTAACCAACGATGTAGAACTCAACATCCATCGCATTGATGTCATCAGCGATGAGCTTCAAATCCTCCTCGTGTGTAATTCCTCCCACCCATCCAATCTTCACCGTCTCATTTTTCTCCTTAACTTGCGACCATTGGTTGTGTGTTAAGTCCAAGCAGTTTGGCACAACATAGACCTTCTCGTTGATGGTGCGTATCTCTTTCGCCAACATTGGAGTTGTTGTGATAACTGCATCCGCATAGTGGATTGCATCCTTGATGGCGGTCTTGATTCCTTTCCTGTATGCCCAATACGCTGGATTATATTTGGGGAGTACCCAATAGTCATCAATGTCCACGACATAGGGTTTCCCGGCATCAGCGATCCGCTTGAGAACATCGTATTGGTATTTGCCCAACCATCGTGAGAAAACAACAAGGTCATATTTGGAGAAGTCAACCGTCATCCATTCCTCTTGTGATTGGCAAACATCAATTGTTGCTTGTCCGTCCAACTGCAAACGAAGATGCGGTGTATAGATGCGGTGATAAACCACACCATTCATTCCGTCAGTTAATATCAATAAGTTCATTTAGTATTTTTTCAAAGGTGAAGTTCTTGTTGTAATCATAAGCGACTCCTCCCATCGGAATCACATTCGGGCAATGATGATAGGACTCAAGCATCCGTTTGACTTTCATTTGCTCTGCAAGTGCAAAGGTTGATGACTGATTCCCAATCACCAACTTCACCGAGTTGATGACCTGTGCCAATGCCAAAGCATCTCTCACCTTCAGGTGTTCACAATCTAACTGGTGGCGTGAGCAGAATGCGTGATATTCCTCTTCGTATCCAAAGAAAATGCACTTGTGATTCTTGAGCGATTTGTAGTTGATGTCATTGTTGCGATAGCGTGTACTGAAATTCAAAAGGATTGTGTCCTTCAGCTCTTGAATTGGTTCAGGTGCAATCACACAAGGTTGAGTCAAGTCACAAGTCAATTCGGGATAGACAAAGAAGTGGTTTCTTCTCAAGTCACCAGCACTCAAGTTGAGTTCGTGCCTTCGGAATTTGTCAAAGTCATACACGATGTCAGCGTGAGAGTTCATCTGCACACTTTGGATGTATGGTTGGAACTCAAGCAATGGCTTGATGTAAGCATAGGAGATTGGGTTCATACAATACCCACCACCGGGATGATTCGGTGTTCCATTCGGTTCACGAAATCCGATGTGAAAATCAATCTTCTCTCCGTGCAACTCGGATGCTCTCTTTGTTGCAGAAAGGGAATAGATTAAATCACCGATATGTCCTGACTGAATTACTCTCATTCATTCGGTAGAATTGGTATAGGCATCCAGTACACGACCTCAAGCAACCTGTTGGTATGTTCGTCAATCCACATCTCGTCAATGTACCGGGCAAGTGTGAACTCTCCTTGTGATGTGTGAACTAACTTCAGGTCATCGTCAATAGGCGGATAGACATCCAAGCCCCTCCAAGTTTTCTTCATCGTGGTTTGGGAACTGAAAGTGAGTGGGTTGCTTTGCTTTTCTCGTGTATTGCTTTCATCCGATTGCAGTTCACACGAACATCACCGTATTGATTAACTACCAGTTCACCACTCTTGATGGCTTCGTTTAATTTGTTGATGTTGATTTATAGGTTGAGTCCGTACTCATTCTCCCATCCGTTACCGAGATAAGTTGTCATTGTCTAAATTCAAAGTTATTGTGAAATTCTTGGATTCTATTGTTTGGTCAATTGTTTCTTTTGGTTTGCCCTGTGAGCGTGTGAGTAACATCTCCAAGTTGAAGAGTGAGTTCTTGTCGTGTCCCTTTAGTAATGCTCCAGCGATGGTGCGTTCCATTATCGTGTACTCATCCCCTCGGTCTATCTTCTCCAACTCCTTGCGTGATAGTGATAGCATTGACAACATCGTATCTTCCACCTGACTTTTGGTGTAGCCAATCTCCTTCATTTGCGTGATGAGTTTCTTCGGTCTTCCTTCCATATGTCTTCTCTCATCCTCACCGGGTTTGAAGTTCTTTAGGTTCTCAAGTGCTTTTGGATTGTTTGGCATTTTATCGCAGAATTATCGCAGATTCAGTTTCTCTGCGTGTTTGCATTTCAGGAACTCTTTGAATTGCTTTTGATCCCCAAACTTGGTGTGACAGGCACGGCACAATGCTTGGAGATTTTCTATGTTATCGGCTTCCTTGCTCCCTCCCATTCCTCTCGCTTCAATATGATGGATGTCAACCGCAGTTGTTCCACACACCTCGCAAGGGATGAAGTCACTAATGTCATAGCCGAAGTGATTCAAGTAGGTCAAGGTGTGTTTCTTCATCTCATTTCCAAATTCTCTTCACTCAATATGCGATGGAGTGCATCTCTTGCGTCTTGATAGGCGTTGATGGATTCTTCGGATGCGTCATCAGGTGCGTACTTGACTTTCGTCCTCAAGAATTGATCCAGTTGCCACATAGCGTGTCCCCACTTCCATCCGTTTGTTGCATCTTCAAACGCCTCTTGTTCTTCAGGGAGATTGAACTCAATCGTTGCTTTCATTTTTTCTTCTCCTCTTTGGTTTCTGCTCATCGTCCGCAAGTTGTGCTTTGGTGAGTGCGTCTTGTTGTTGGTTTGCCCATATCAAAAGTGAGTGCAATGCTTCCGTCACACAGGTAGAGCAGTTCGGTAAGTTGCGTCCAAAGATTTCACGATGGACTGCGTTCAATTTGTTTGCTTCCTCTCCAGTTGGTTGGAACACTTGGGTTTGCTTCCACTTATCAAAGAGTGGTTGAAGGGATAGGATGAATTCTATATTGCTCATAGTTTAGTTTCAAGGAGTGCGACAATCACCGTTGCTATGGATGCGTATAATATCCCCACCCATCCGTAGGTGTATAAAAAGAAGGACAATCCCAACCACCACGATAGGCAGAAAGCACAGTCAAGGGGTTTCATTCGCTTCCATTTGTGGTATTCGTTTCCGTAGAGATAGCGTTTTAACAAGTCGGCTGGTTTGCCGAAGTTCACAATGATGATTGCCAAACAAGCAATTCCAATTATTTCTGTGTGCATCGTTCTTTCATTAGTTTCACCACCCTCAACACTTCACGGACGGAGATGTCGGTCTTTCTATGGATTGCCCTTGCAGACATTCCTGAACACCACATCTTGAAAAGTTCCTTCTCATAGAAATATGCTGATTCGGTTACTTGGTTTATTTTGTTGATTCGTTCAAGTTCAATTGTTTCTTCTTCCTCTCTCTCAAGGAGTAGGTCAGGTTCTTCAGCGAAGTCAAGCTCATAGACATCGTACTGGTCATATATGCGAGAGTTACCGAAGGGATGCCGGTTGCCGTTGATAGCCAAATAAAGGAGACGGATTGACCAAAACTGGATGTATCCGTCCCTGTATATTTTCTCAATTTGCTCATCAGGTTTCTCAAGTAAAGTCAAAAAGTAGAATTGATACAACTCCCTTGCCAACTCTCTATCTTTGGCGATATTCCTCGTGGCTTGGGTGAGCCAATCAGCTTTGGAAAGTTCCAATATGATGTCGGCTTTGTTCAAATTTTCTTTTCAATACTACAAATATAACCATCTTTTTCGTATTTTTTCTTACACCTCAACAACTCCTCCTCCGTCTTGTAAATGGAGATGCTCTGCGTGAGTCCTTTCTTGCAAGTAATCACCCAATAAGGCAAGTGCTTTCGTATAATGTTGACTTGTGATTCGGTCATATCCC